TACTGTTGTTTGAAATCTTATTGCAGCCATTATACGCTTCTTAATCTGTTTCCAGATGTTCTTGCATTACTTAAAAATATATCTGTTCCACTTATTCTTCCAACTACTTCAACTTGTTGAGAGCCACCACCAATCATTGATTTAAGTTTTGATAATGGAGCAACAACCTCTGGATTACTATTTGCACCAGCATACTCACCCATTAATCCAAGAGTTGGACCGCTAATTATTCCACCATTTGCAAAAGACATACCTGTTATGTTACTTAAATTACCTTTTAATCCAGCTACTGATAATGCTGTCTTTGCCGCACCTGCTCCTCCAAATAATATTTGAATTGCAGTCATTACAGCAAGTTGAACTAATAATCTTTTTATCATTTGATTTACAGCTTCAATAAATGCTTTACCAAAGCTTTGAGTTCCATCTAAAGCCTGATTCATTGAATCTCTCAATATATCTCCAAATGATGCTGCCGCAAAAGACATTTCATTTGTTTTTTCAGTTACTTTATCTAAGTTAGGAAATAAAGTAGCTATCATTGCATTTTGTTCTGCTATTGATTGAGCAAATGTTTTTGGTGTTTGTTGTGGTCCAAAACTTGGTGTCCCTGTTGTTCCAAGCTGAAATGGATTACTTAATATACCTAAAGCCTCTGCAATCTCTTTAGCTTGGTTTTTCATTGAATCACCGAACGACTTGAACGTGTGTTCAAACTCTACTGTATCATCTTTAAAACTATCTAATGTATCTGTTGCATCACTAAAATCTATTGGAACAGGATCTTTACCAATTAACTTTCTTAAATAGTTTAATCTTTTTTCTATTTTTTGAAAAAAATCAGTAATAAAAAAATTGGTAATATCAATTATAGCATTTCTAAAAGAACCAAAATCGCTTAACCTTTCTTTTAATGCCTCAAAATTATCTCTAACATATAAAAACCCAGCCACCATTGCTCCTAATGCAACAACAACCAAACCAGTTGATGTCAAGAGAGCCGCAAATGCAGTTGAGATAAGTCCAATAGCATAGACTAATGGACCAGTAGCTGCTACTAATAAGCTAATATTAAGAGCGTTATTTTTAAACTCTGGACTTAGTTTGCTTAAAAATTCAAATACCTTTCTAAAAGCATCTACAAGTTTTTGAGCTAATGGTAATAACATAGTTCCAAACTCAGCCGCTAAATCATTAAACTCTCCTTTTAATATTCTTAATTGATTTGCAAAACTACCCTGAGTTCTTGCAAAATCACCAATTGCTTTTTGACTTTGGCTAACAGCTAATTCAAATGTGAGTTGAGCTTTTCCAACTTTATCAAGTTCTTTCAATACTAATCCTTGTTCTTCAGCAAATCTTTTTAAATCAGCTTCAGTTATTGCTATTCCTAATGATTTAATCGCTTCTCTTTCTCCAAGTAATGCTTTTGTCAATGCTTGAGATGCCCCATCAGCTCCTCCACTAAAGTTAGTGAATGAAGCTAAATCAACAGCTAATTCATTTACTTGTTTAGATAAACTTAAAGCTTCTCTTTCAGTAAATCCAAAACCAACTAATAAATCACCAGTATCAGAAAGCATACCAAGTGCAGCTTGACTTGATAATCCAAAACTTTCTTTAAATTCCTTAGCTGTATTTTGAGCATCATTCTGAATAGAACTAAAAACAGTATTGAATTTTGATCTTGTTTCTTCTAAATCAGATGCCGCTTTTATTGATGCTGCACCTAATCCAATTACTGGTAATGTAATATTTCTTGTCATATTACCTCCAATCCTTTTCATATTAGAGCCAAACTTTCTAATGCTACGATTAGCTTTCTTCATTGCTCTATCAAAGCCCCTTAAATCAGCTCCAAACGCTACTGTTAAAAACCCTACACTCTTATTTGCCATCTTTCTTTAATTCTTCTATTCGTTTAATATATTCAGCCCTTTCTTTCAACTTCTTGTAATCAACTTCTTTTTTCTTTTTATCCCAATCAAATTCAATCAAATCCGTTGGTTTTATTCTCTTTCCTTTTGGTATTTGTATATTGACTAACACCGCTGTTTGCCATCTTACTCTTTCCCACTCATGCTTTTCTTTCAAGCTTAGGAGTTCATAGAATCCAGTCATCTTATTAAAAAAATGTCTTGGAATCATATTGTAAAACTCCTCAACAGATAGCCCCATTAATCCAAAAGCTATCTCTTCCAATCTGTCCCAAGTCAGCTTTTCTTCTGCTTGGGCTTCGGCTTTTTTTCATTTACCTGTCCCATCATCTCTCCTAAAATTTCCATACATCTTGCAATAGCATTGAAATCACCATCTATTGAATCAGCTAAATCATCAACAGATAATTTCATTTCTTGCTTGGATGCTCTGTAACCATCCTCAATACCGCAATACATTAAAATTAAAGCATTATCTAAAGTCATCTCTTGCCCAAGTTTATCTAAGTCCGCAAGTGATGTATTAGTCATTTTAGAATATTTTCTTAAAGCATTGAAGCCAAACTTAATCGGATGGTCCTCTTTGCCTATTGTTATCATTTTATAATTCATTTCAGTAAGTATTTTAAAAAGGTTTTGATGCTCACTAACTCACCGAAAGAATTAGCAAGCACCTCCACCAAAAGTTATTATTAAGATGGTTGAACTGTTTGTGTCAATAATCCAGTACCCTCAATTGTCATTGAATAAGTTGCTGTGTCTTCAGTTCCTCCAGTTAAACTAACAGATGTAATAAATCCATCTCCAGAGTATCTTACATCATATTGAGATTGACTATCTCCAAAGATAAAGCTTACTTTTTGTCTTGCATTCAAAACATTAGTTTCAAGCACATCATCTATCCCATTAGTTAAAGGTGATCCACTTGCATCAGTCCATGCATAAGCTCCATCAACATCAATAGTGAAATCTCTTAATCCCTCTAATGATTCTTTGAATCCAGCTGATTCTTTGTTAGTTATTTCTCTTATACTTTGATTAACTGTCAAAGTGCAGTTTTGTGCAAAAGCTACTAAGTTAGTTGTCCCAGAGCTGTACACTTTTAATTCAGTTCCATTTAAAATTGCCATTTCTATTTATTTATTTAATTAATTAATTATCTAATCTAAACCCCGCAACAGTTAAACTTGTAACTCCGCTGTAAGTTATACTTATTTGTGAATCATTTGTGTTAAAAGCTAAAGGTGCAAATGGTCCAATCATACCCTCAGCACCAGCACCAACAGCAATAGTTGCATTGCTTTTAGTTAATGGGCCGAAAGCACCAACATCAAATGATGTAACCTGAGCTGTTATTGTAACAGTAATAGAACCACCACTCCCATTCTTTATCATGAGAAAGGTCTTTCCATCATTATCCATTACATCTCCCTCTGCTGTTGCACTTGCAAACGTGGGAGTTATTCCGCTTTCAGTTATCGTTTGAACTGTTATTGTTGCCATCTTTTACTTTCTTTTTTTTAGTTTTAAAATAACCCAATTTCTTGAGCCTCTTGTAATCCTCTTCTTTTAATTCAACTGATTCACCAGCTTGGAAAACATTTCCAAACATTCTTAAATTCTTTTCTAATTTATATTTCATTATGCTGTATTTATAATTCTTACATTAAAATCTATTGCTTTTCTAAACACCCCATCCTCATGGTTATCATCAAAAATATCATTATAACTATCATATTGAATAGATTGAATTGAAACCCCTCCATGAGTTCCGCTTTGTCTATCTAATGCAGTTCTTATTTTTAATGCCAAATCACTTGCATCACTATATGATTTAGAATAACAACTTATAGTAACATTGTTTACATCTACTGTACTCACTCCATCCTTTGTATCATTAGGATCATCACCATCCACTTCATATATTATGAATGGGAATGTAGTTGTTTGAGGTGCTACGTTAGGAAATATTCTTGTTCCAACAACTGAGCTAACCTCTCCATTGCTACTCAGTAAACTATATATTGCTAATCCTACTTTCATTATCTTCCAAATATTCCATATTTCTCAGTTCTCTTTGCATAGCTTTTTACAGTCCTTCCAATTACTTTCTCAGCATCTTTAAAAGTATTTTTCAACATTATACCTTTAGTTGATTGAAAAGCTGGCTCAAAGTATTTCTTAGCTCTTTTCATTGGTCCTTTTCCATAAAACATTACTTCATCACCATATTCAATCCAAGCTCCATAAAACCCAGATTTACCTTGATTTTTTCCATCTTTAGTTTTCCTATTCTTACCAGCTCCGAAAGCTCCTTTAACTCTTGGTCCTACAAAACCCCCTAAGAATTTTTTAGATTTCTTAGTTGTAAAATAACCAATTGATCTTTTTAATCTTCCAGTTTTATCAGCTTTCTCTTTAACAAGATTAGCTCTGGCTTCTTTGATTAATGGTTTTGAGTTCTCTCTAAAGAACTTATTAAACATCTTATCATTGTTCAATGTTTTAGGTAGTTGAGAAAATAAATCTTGTAGTTCTTTCAAACCCTCCATCTTAAATGTTACTCTTTCTGTTGCTCTACTATAACTCATTTAATCTCTTTGTTCAGTTATTATTTCTAAAAAACTATCTCTACCCTCAATCTCATTTATTGCTTGAATGTAATATAGTTTACTATCATAGCTTATTCTTGTTTTTTCGGTTAAGTTTGCTAAGTCAAGATTTCTAATAAAAAACTTTACTTTGCTTATTGCTGTAATTCTATCAAATTCATCTGATTGACTACCGCCATCAAAATCTACTTTTGCCCAAACTTCTCTATATGTACTATAAGATTCTATTAACTCACCATAGCTGTTAGCACTTGTTGAATAGTTTTGCAAAGTAATTCTTCTATCAAGATGCCCTATCTGCATACCTGAATTTTATATTGGTCTAATAAAAACTTAGCATTCATTGGAAGCTCAGTTGCTATTGTTCCAGTAACAACCGCTTGCCTATTCTGATACCAATTACCAATTGTTAATAATAAAGCTTGCCTTATGCCCTCATCAACCTCATCTGGTCCAGCGGCTAAGCCTGAAACATAGTTTACTTGTACAGCATTTAGTCTATCAATAATTTCTGGGAAAGATTTATTTGGTTTTAATCCTATTCTTGCTGGTTTATTCACATCATCAACAAAATAAATATCTGTGTTTAATGTTTGTAATGTTCCAGATGTATCAACATATTTTATATTAGTAACACTTAAAAGCGGTGATTTAAATAGATTACTTATATCTTCCCACTTATCTCCAACTTGTTGAATTGTAGTTTGAATAAAAAATCTATTAGTGTATTCTTGAGCTGATGATGTAGCTGATCTAATCAGATTTGTAATGAATGTATCATCCGCTGTTGTATCAACCTTTAAATGAGTTTTTGCTTCAGTTAATGTTAATGGATTACTTGTTGCTGGTGTTACTACTTTAAATGCTCTCATAGTTAAATTTTAAAAAAAAGGGATGGGTATTATGCCACCCCTTTAATTAATACTAATTATTATGCTTCCAAGTTTTTGTGGAAAGTTGACGCTTGTACAGCTCCAGCATCTACAAGAGATGTAAGAACGTATCTTGGCTCACCAGTTCCAGCACCTGAATAAATGTCATAAATAACATCTAAACCTCCAAATTGAGCAATATGTACTTTAGAGAAATCTCCAAATAAAGCAGCAGTTTTTGAAGCAGTACCACCTGAGTTAAGATTAGATGTAATGAATGCAAAATATCCATTTAATCTTTTATCAGCATTATCATATAATGGTGAAACAGAAGCAACTTGAGCTAATGATTTCACATCAGCATAAGCAGCTGGATTTAAAATATAAGCCATTCTTGCTCCCTCTAAAGAAACATTTGCAGCTAATAAATCAGTTTCCATTTTCTGAACATTAGCAACAGAAATTGCTGATGTTGCTGAAGATGTTGCATCAGCAAATAATGATTCTGGCGCACTTGTTAAATCAGATGTTCTTAAAAAAGCTGATTCTAAAGTAGCCGCTACACTTGAGGCCATGTTTCTTCTCAATGCCGCCTCAATAGATGCGTTTTGAGTAACAGCTTCAGCTGATACGTTTACAATAGATATTAGCTTTTTAGGGCTTAATGTTAATGATGTAGCTGTTCCATTTGCCGCTGGAGCAGAGCCACCAGTTTCAGCAACAAAGCCAGAATTTATAGAAGAAAAAATTGGGAACTTCATATTGTTCACTCCACTATAAAAATTAGCTCCAGCACTTGCTAAAACAAGATTAGCTTCTAACTGGTCAGTCCAAGCCATTACTTCAGTAGCATTACCAGCAGCAGTACCTACAGCAGCTCTTGTTAATATGCTTGAAGGAATACCAACTCCTTTGAATGATTGACCTGTGTATCTTGATTCATTTCTTGCCTCTTGATCCATTTCTTTTACAAGTCCTTCTATTCTACCAGTAGCAGCTTGATTTAAAGCATCTTGGAAAGAATAGTTTCTTACTTCCTTTTCTACTTTTTTAGTTTCTACTCCTGAAACAACAGCACTATTTCTTTTAATAGTTTCCATTTTTTCAGCTCTTTCAATCTTTGTATCAAGACTATCAACCTCAGTTAATAATCCATCCACTTGATTGTTTTCATCTTCAGTTAAGTCCCTCTTCTCAGTTGAAGCAACATCTTTGATATTCTCCAATTGTGAGATTATGTCAGAACGTAACTCTTTTAATTCAATTGATGTTTTCATTTAAATTTAATTTTAATTATTATTTTCTCTTATTTATTTCAATTTTTAGTCCAAGAAGAGAATGCTTGACTAATTTCTTTGTTTCTTTATATTCTTTCAATCCCCTTTGTGCTACCATAACATCAGAGTCCGCTTGACTGTATGCCGGATACGTTACAACGGAAATATCAAATAATTTTTCAATCTTGTTGATTGTTCTGATATTATTACCAGCATCATCTGAACTCCACTCATCCCCACCAGATGGAATAGTAAAAGCAAAAGAGCTTTGATTCAAATTATTATTTTTCATGTTGATTAATAAATCTCTTGCATATGATGTATCTGGCATTTCAAACTCATATTTT